CTATGCATATAATATTCCTATTGAATACATGACATCAGCAAGGGTTCAAGGTTTACCGCAGTAAATAATAATGTGATATACTATTATATATGTCAATGGCACCTACAAAAGCAACTAAGATATTAAAGGAGTATAGAGATAATAACTATAACGCTAAGAAGACGCTGATTAATAATGGATACTCGGAAACTACGGCAACTAAAAACGCTGGACGTACTATTGAGACAGCACATGATACTGTAAAGAAGTCTTTAGATATGCCTAAGGATACGAGTATTGAGGAGGTCACAGACGTGTTGGATATTGTGGGCTTTACTAGAGACGATGTGGTTAAGGAGCTTGTAAAGGTTATAAAGCAGGATAGAGATAACACAAACAAGTTAAAAGCTATGAAGCCTCTACTAGACACAATCAACTATCATTTAGAGGACGATAACATGCAAAAGTCTCCAACTGTCTCTCTTACTATTGAGGAAGCTACTGTTAAAACACCATTACAGCCCTCAACAGAGCCACATAATCCCCCGTCACAAGAATAGGGTCGCAAACTGTATAATGTGCGACACTATATATATGGCTTAACTACGTGGATATGCTAGAGGGGGGAGGGTATGAGACCAACCATCCCTAGTGAATATATTTATATGTCCCTCTCCCAAAATATTCAAAATATACACTTTACAAATAATTAATAACGTTATATAATAATTATGTTAAATACTACTGTAAGATACTGTCGAGGTCACACTACAATGTTCAATACATGGAGTTGTGGCTTTGTATCAGTTTCTCGTTCAGGGAAGACTGTGGTTTTAGAGAGTCTTCGTGACTTACGGAGGTTAAAACTATTATGGACTACGAAGAGATAGGAAAGAAGTGGCTTACTGGGGAAATCACTATTAAGGAGTTTAATGGTTTTCACTTTAATGCTAAGCAGATACAGTATCTTAACTCAAAGGAGCCTGAGGTGCTTATGTGTGGTGGTTATCGTGCTGGTAAGACTGTGGCCATGATTGCCAAGATGTGGTTGCTTTGTATGTTCTTCCCTGGGAATAGACTTCTATTGGGTCGTAAGACTCTGAGCGATATTGAGAGTGCTACAATGCCTGCTGTTGCGGATGTGTTCCCTGCAGGTTCTTATGATTATCAGATTGGTAAGAGGAAGATTGTATTCCCTAATGGTTCAGAGATTCTTCTTTATGGTTTGGATACTGCTGTTTCAGGGGATGATACTAAGAAGGCCTCACAGAAGATTAAAGGTCTTGACCTTGGTGGTGTGTTTATTGACCAGTTAGAGGAGGTTGAGTATATGATGTATGAGACTCTTACTTCTCGTCTTACAAGGAATGTTCCGTTTCATCAGATGTGTGCCACCACTAACCCTGCTAACTTCTGGGCTTATGATTACTTTAAGATTGCTCCTTCCAAGGATGAGAAGATGGCTAAGAAACGCCTACTCTTAGAGACTGGTATGAAGGATAACGAGGCGAATCTTCCTGAAGGCTTTATAGAGCAACAGATGGACAAGGGGGACTTGTATGTAAGAAGGTTTGTTTATGGTGAATGGTCTCCTGAGACTCTGGTTTCTGGTACTGTATTCCCTCATGAGCATTTGATACGGATGAGTAAGCAAGTTCAGAAGCCTATTAAGGAGTATGGCGGTATCAAGATATACGAAGAACCTAAGAAGGAGTTGTATCAAATTGGTGTTGACCCTTCTGTTGGTAGTACTGACCCCTCTCACATTAAGGTTATCTCAAAGGACTCGGGGAGGGAGGTGGCTTGTTTTACAGGGTATGTGCCAACTGTACAAATCATCAACAAGATTATTATTCTAGCGGATATGTATTCTCTCTTAAAGGAACCCCTGATTGTTCCCGAGGTTAACGCTATTGGCGAAGGTCTTATTGAGGGACTAAGGAAGCGGTACAACAATATTTACATACGTGAGGTCTACAATGACCGAGAGAGGAGGAAGATGAAGAAGCTAGGTTTCCATACTTCATTCGGAACCAAGACTCAGCTTATAGAACACTTTAAGAAACAGCTCATTAAAGGTTTCCCTGTTATTAGGGACAAGGGGACGTATGAGGAATTCCAGGTGTTTATGTATTCTGATGAAGCGAAGTTCAAGGGGGCGGGTGCTCCAAAGGGTTATCACGACGATGCTGTTATGGCTACACTCTTGGCTTACTGGAATGTCGAGGGGGAGGGTAATGTGTCTGATGATGAGGCACAGGAGTCTCGTATCAAGATGGAATTGAAACGAGCGAAGACCATGACTAGACGAAACCATAGAAAAGTTAACCAAGCAAGGTAGGTGGTATAATTGGTATATTAACAGTAAAGACAATTAAATATGATTTTAGAGACAATTAATCGTCTGGTTGATGGTTATCCTCACACAGAGACAGAACGTGTGGAAGGTAACTTCTTTCAGCCTTACGATGTAATCAAGACGGTTGAATACTACACAGACTCAAAGTATCTTGGTGGTATGCAAGATGCTCTTGGACGAGACAAGCCTTTTTACAATATCGTAAACTACAGGCTTAACACAGCTTATAAAGCTACACCATTCGCAACTAAGGATATGCAACTTGTTCCCGATGGAGCAGAGAATGCACTAAGGGTTGCTTTACTTAACCATGAGCTACATGACTGGTTTAAGGAATCTAACTACGACTCAGAGATTGACCGTATGCGATGGAACCGAGCTAAGCATGGAGAGCTTATAGTTAAGAAGACAGAGAAAGGGGGAGACTTGAAGATTGAGAGCGTTGACCTACGTAACGTAGTCGTTGACCCAACTAATCTGTATAACGTATTCATTGAAATACATTACATGTCACCTTCAGAGTTAGCTAAACAAACTCAATGGGATTTGGGTGATTTATTGACTAACAAGAATGCACGAAAGCGAACAGTGAAGAATGCTATTGGTTCAGAGATGGAAGTTACTGTCGACCAATACGAGGTGTATGAGGTGTATGGTGAATTCCCAGAATCAGAACTTGAAGAAGACGGGGACGAGAACAAATACAGCCTTTACAGAATCTACGCAACAGATGACCAGATATTGGACATTAAGAAGATTAACGAATTCCCTTACAAGAACCTTGCATGGGAAGAAGTTAGCGGACGCTCACTAGGACGAGGTGTTGTGGAGGATGGTATTCAAGCCCAAGTATGGAGCAATGATGCTGTTCTTAAAGAACGAGACATGATGGAGCACGCATCTAAGATTGTGTTCACGACTGATGACGAGGAGGTAGAAGATAACATTCTTACTGACTACGACTCAGGACAGATTGTGCACGTATCAGATGGTAGAAAGCTATCTATGCTTAATAACGTACCTAGTTCACTACCTCAGATTCAATCTATATTGAACAAGTGGGACTCACAGTACGAACGAGCAGCAAGCTCATTTGATTCTGTTACAGGTGAAACAATGCCATCACGAACACCGTTTAGAACTGTTGCTATGCTACAGCAAGCAGGTAACTCTTCATTCGCTGAAAAGAATAAGGCATTTGGAATTCTTCAGAAGGAAATTCTCTATGATTGGATTCTTCCGCACCTTATCAAAAAACTAAAGGGTGAACACCTTCTAGTTCTTGACTTTACTAAGGAGGAGGTAGACCTATTCGCAGATGACTTTGCAACCTATGAAATCAACCAGTTCTTGAAGAAACGAGTACTAAGTGGTGAAAAGGTTACTAAAGAACAGTACGACGCATTGCTCGAGCACCAGAAGTCAAACACTACTACACGTCGAACAATGAAAATTCCTGCAGGATATTACGATAATATCCGAACTAAGGTAGACATCATCACAACAGGTGAGAATCAGGACAAGGCAGCAATGATGGAATCTCTGAACACTCTATTGATTACAGTAGCTCAGAACCCACAAGTTATCTCAGACCCTGCTCTATCTAAACTATTCGGAAAGATTATCGACCTTTCAGGAATTGGAGTATCGTTACCAGAATTAGCAGCTAACGTAAACCAAAATGTGGACCCGAATCAACAGTCTATACCAGGACAAGCTGACGCTTCAGGAGTTGAAGGAGTACAGCCAGGTGGTCTTGGATAAGCAGATATTAAGTGGAGTAGAGGAAGGAATCTCTAGCGAAGTATTAAAGAAGGCTAAGGAAATGACCCAGGCTGTCTTTGATGAGATGCGGAGAGACTTCACAATAAGAGCAGATAAGAAGCCACAAACCTCAAGGTAGGTCAAATCTCGTGGTATAATAAAGTTATTAAAAAAACGGACTAAACCGACCAAATGAATAATTGACAAAACAATGGAAAATGAAACATCAGAGAACGAAAACTCTACAAACGAAGAAGTAGTAGAAGTGGAAGAAGAAGTAACTGAAGAACCTACTGAAGAACCAGCTCAAGAGGAGGAGGTATCTATTGAAGTAGAGGAACCAGTTGAAGAAGAGGACAATTCTGAAGCAGAGGAACTCCGAGTTAAAGTTGAACAACTTGAGAAGGAGAATAAGACCTTGAAGATTCAGAAGGCTAAGAATAAGCAGAAGAAAGCTGAACCCAAAGCTAAATCAGAAAAGACAGAATCACTTACTAGAGACGAAGCAATCTTGTTCGCAAGAGGACTATCTGAAGAGGAAGTGGAGAAAGCTAAATCAATAGCTAAGATTGAAGAGCAATCAGTTATTGAGGCAGTTGACTCAGACTTTTTCACTATCTGGAAAGATAAGAACGACAAAGCGAAGGAGACTCAGGAGACCCAGTTGGGTGCATCTAAGGGTTCAGCCAGAGCCTTGAGGAGAAAGACTTTTAGTGACTCAGACCTAACGGCTGAAGAACATAAAGAACTTTTCAACAAGAAAATGGGTCGATAGTATTTGAAACAATACCCATTAATCGAACATTAACACTAATTTACAAAGTACATTAACAATTGCATTAGGTATATTTAGTCCGCCGTGATAAAATACAATCATGGCAGGTAAAAAAGGACAAATACCGTGGAACAAAGGAAAGAGGGGTGTTCAGGTTGCTTGGAACAAAGGAATACAGACAGGTAAGAACGAAGAGCACTCTGAGAGATTAAAAAAGAAGTACGCAGAAGGTTGGTCTCCTCGTAAAGGTAGGAAACATTCGGAGGAAACTAAGGCGGAAATGTCTCGTATCCGAAGAGGACGCACCAGTAACACTGGTCGAACCCATTTCAGTAAAGGTGATAATCTTGGAGAAGAAAACACCAACTGGGAAGAAGTGAACATGACTGACGTAGAAGGTTACGACAGTTTGCACCAATGGATGAGGAAGCACAAGGGTCCCAAACCTTGCATATGTTCGATATGTGGTTTTAAAGACGAAAACTCGCGTAGATTTCACTGGGCTAACATAAGTAGGGAGTATAAGAGGGATTTAGACGACTTCACTTGTTTGTGTGTTCCTTGTCATAGAAAATATGATAAATATAACTTAAGTATATCTGATGCAATTGTTAATGTACGGTAAATAAATTAGACCACACAAATGGCCTTAGGTACAGACCACTTTGTAGCCGCAGACTTAGCCGCATCAATCGGAGAAGTATGGGGAAGCAAAATCAACGATTTTTATCGTTCAAAATTGGTTGCAGCAGGATTCTTTACAGACCGTTCAGAAGACGTAGTTGCAGGTGGAGACATTATCCACACACCAGTTATCGTAGAATTAGCAGCATCAGCTAAAGCAGCTCAAACAGAAGTTGTTCTAGCAGATAATGCACAAACTTCAGTAGACTTGACAATCGCTACTCACCAGCACGTTGCATTCGTTATCGAAGATAAGGAAGCAGCACAAGTGATGCGACAGTATCGAACACAAGAGACTTACATGAAGAACGCAGCTTACACAACAGCGAAAGCCCTAGATACAGCTATTACAGCTCTATTCACAGGTTTCTCAACAACTGCAGGTTCAACAGGAACACAGTTGACAGACGCTAACGTATTGGCAGCAGTATCAGCTTACACAACAGCAGACGGGGACCTAGAAGACGCAGCATGGATTCTACACCCTAAAACTGTTTGGGAAGACTTGATGCTTCTTGATAAGTTCTCTCTAGTTCAAAATACAGGTACATCAGTATCAGGACCTTTGACAGGAGAAATTGGAACTCTTTACGGACGACCAGTTCTACAGACTACTCAAGTATCAGATGATGCAACTGACTACTCAGGATTCTTCGGAAACCCTGACGCAATTCACTTTGCAACAGCAGCATTGCCTGGAGCTAAGGACTCAATGGGAGTACGTCTACAAGCAGACTACAAGCTAGAATGGCTAGGAGTATTGGTTGTAGCAGACATCCTTTATGGAGTTATCGAAAACCGAGACGCAGCAGGAGTTGAGATTCTCTCAGTAATGTAATCGAATCAGTTTTCAAAGATTAACAACTTAATTGTTTCTATCGGGTACTCAAGTCAATTCGAGATACCCGATAAGAATTGACAGTAATTATGAACAACAGAAAAACATCAATATCTAATAACCTAAGCCACGTGACCAAGTTAATTGACCCACGTTCAGGCAGAGTTATTAAGGAGGGTACTACACCCGTTCAAACTGTAGGAGAATTTAAGGCATCAGGACAACCTGTAGAAGAGCCTGTAGATTCAGAGGTTAAGGAAGAAGTAGCCACTCTAAAGCACGACATGGCTGAAATTAAGGAGCTATTAAAAGGACTAAATAAATAAATATGACAACACGATATATTGAATTAGACAATGACGAGCTTAAAGCTCTTGTTGTATCAAAGGGTGAGATTGTAGCTAGGGGACGAAAGCACTATCAGAACATGGTAGAACTAAACGACCAAGGTAACGCAATCGCAGAAGAACGAAACGTTGTAGTTGCACAGATTCTTGAAAAGACAGCAGAACTACTAAAAGACGAGAAGTTAGGAGAGTTCGATTTAGCTACAACTACAGACATTAAGGACGATGTTCTTAGAGTAGAAATCGTAGACAGAGTGGAGCAGTTCAAGGAAAACATGAAGGAGGAGAAGGCACGAGCAGAACGAAAGGAAGACGGCAAAGAAACACCAGAAGAGGCAATACAGAGTAAGCAGGAGGAGTTTAGTGAACTACTTAAAGCTATTCCACAAACAGAAGCAGTGGATAAGCTAGACAAATTAATAGCAGTATTAAAATAATAAACATGACTAAAGTACAACTAAGGGACGGAAGAGTTAAGGAATTCAAGGGAAAGGTTCAGGCAGAACGATATGCCGAAGCTACTGGAGGAACAATAGTTGCCTCAGAGGCAAAGAAGGTAGTTAAGCGAGTAATTACACGCTCTCGCAAAACAGAAAAAAAATCTGATAAATAACCTGCGTGGTATAATATAGAATATGGTATATAGCTCAAGTTCAGACAACTCGGGTATTGTAGAGGACGCACGATGGATGGTCGGTGCTAATTCTACTTCCTATCCGATAGAAGACCTTACAAGAAATGCAAACCGATGGTTAGACCGTGCGGTATCTATCATTGTCCCTGCCTCAGGAACGTGGCAGTTTGATGATAACAATTATACAGACTATCCAATAGCAACAGCCGCTCTTGTTTCAGGACAGACAGATTACGTAATGGACGTGTCTTTCCTTAGAGTAGAACGAGTGGAGGTTAAGGATGAGAGTGACAACTGGGTACGACTAAAGCAGTTTGACCGAACGGAAGTTGGTCAGGCTATTTCAGACTTCATGGATGCTGATGGTTCACCTCAATATTACGACGTGTCAGCTAACTCAGTAAAACTTTACCCAGCACCAAACTACTCACAAGCAAGCTCAATCAAGGTCTTCTTCCAAAGAAAAGGTAGTTACTTTGATACAACAGACACAACAAAGACACCAGGGTTCGCAGAAATATTCCATCGGTATATCTCACTAGGAGCAGCTATGGACTTCTCAAAGAAGTTTAGAAATGCTAATGCACAAGACATCCAGAGGGATATTAATGTTATGGAGAGTGATATGCAAAATTTCTACTCTCGAAGGAATCGTGACGGTAAACACCGCATGACACCAGTTTATAAGACAAGTAAATAAGATGGCTACAACTTGGGAATATCAAAACAGAGAATCAGGAGCATCAGACGGCTGGGAGTATAACACCAGTGAATTAACATATAATGATGACGCAACTGACCAAGGACAAGTCGTTTACTATAATTCAGCAGGTTCAGCAACAGTCTGGGCATTACAAGCACAAAGTTAATTATCAATATCATGGCAACAAATTATCCAACATCAATAGACACACTAACTAATCCCACAGCAACAGACGCAGTGGCCACAGTAGACCACGCAGCACAGCATGCAAATGCTAATGACGGGATAGAGGCCTTACAGGCTAAGGTGGGAGCAGACAGCTCCGCAGTAACAACATCACACGACTATAAGTTAAGTGGTGTAACAGGTTCAGACGTATCCGCTTCCCTTACAGGAACAGAGACTTTGACTAACAAGACAATAGACGCAGATAACAACACAATCTCTAACCTAGCTCCTTCAATGGCAGACGCTACTGGTTCAGACGTATTGTTTGTTTCAGGTACAGCAGGTACTGATGGTGATTTGATTAAGTGGAATGCTGATGGAGATGCTGTCTCAGCCGACACTGTTACTATTGCTCAAGGTGGTACTGGACAAACGGCTCAAACAGCAGCCATGGACGCACTATCGCCAACAACAACTAAAGGAGACGTGATTGTTGATGACGGAACTAATGCTATCCGACTAGCCGTTGGTTCAGATACACAGGTGCTTACTGCTGATTCCGCAGAGGCAAGTGGTGTTAAATGGGCAACAGTAGCAGCGGCTACAACACCGACACGTCAAGATTTTACAGCTTCTGGTACGTGGACTAAGCCAGCGAGTTTGGCTTACATAGTTGTCGAGGTTGTAGGTGGTGGTGGTCCAGGTAATGATATTAGTGGTGGTGGTAATGAAGCGGCACCAGGTGGTGGTGGTGGTGGTTATTCTCGCAAGATAATTGATGCTTCTAGTCTCGGAGCAACTGAGACAGTAACTATTGGTGCGGGTGGTTCTAATGGAGACCCAGGTACGGATGGAGGAACAACATCATTTGGTTCACATCTACAAGCAACAGGTGGAGCAGCTCCTACTGATTCAAACGAAGGTGGTGTTGGTGGCGTTGGTTCTTCTGGAGATATTAACATTACTGGGGGTGATGGTTCTTCTGCTGGAGCGGATACACAGGCTGGAGGTAATGGTGGTGATTCATTTTATGGTGGCGGTGGGCGAGGTAAGGGTTCTAACGGAGGGGGTGATAATGGTGGTCTTTATGGAGGTGGTGGTGGTGGTGGACATGAGACGGGCTCAGGAACACAGAACGGTGGTGATGGTGCTGATGGAGTAGTATTCGTAACTCAATACTTCTAGAATATGGAGGAACAAATTAAACTACTAAACGACAGATTAACTAGAATCGAAAACAATCTCGGTGGTTTAAGTAATGACCCACGACAGACAGAGGTGATAAGAAACGCACTAAAACTATCAGGAATCAGTGCTAAGGACTTGGACGTATCAGGAGACGCTTCATTCGGAGCACAGAGCAAGATTGGATTCTTTGGAGAAGACCCTGCCACACAAGAGAATAAGATTAACGACCCTTCTGGGGGTGCTACACAAGACGCAGAAGCACGTACTGCAATAGGTGAGATTATTGACTCATTAGAAGCTTATGGACTAACCGCATCATCATAATGATTATAGACATACCAAAAAACAATAAGTATTCTCAGGTAAATGACGGGGAAATAAACGGAACATTATCGTCTACGTTTTGTTGCGACTTTGAAAAGAATAGAGGTCAACTATCTCCAGCCACACGAGTTCCCTTAGTAAGTTCTGAGAGTGATGTACCCACAGCTTTTGCAGGACCGTACCTAGCCTCAATAGGTGCGATTACCACAGATAGATATTGGGCGACTGTCGATTCAGGTGTCAGACAGTCTACTGGACCTTTCCGTGCATGGTCAGATGATGATGAGTCAGGTAAACCAGCTGACCTTAGTTCTGCTAATTCGGACATTATTTTATACAATAACAGATTATATGTTTCAGGCTCAACTGCTGGTAATTTATACAGGCGAACTTCTTCTTCATGGACAACGATTGCTAGTGCGACAAACGGAACAGACCCAAATCTAATGACTATTTATGGTGATAAACTTTATATAACATCTGACGGAGATAAGATTCACTCAATGGATGATGCAGAAGCCGTATCAACATCTGGTTCCTACACATTCAATTTAGGTAATGTAGTTTCGAAGAATCATACAATTTCATGTATACGAGCAGTATCAGACGGTATTTGGTTTGGGACAGTTAATGATGCGTCAGGGAGAGCTTTGGTGTATAAGTGGGACGGTGTGACTGCTAATGTTGCGGATAATGTCTATCAAGTAGACGCTAAAGGTGTGATGTCTATAGTTATTCAAAATGACCGACCGTACATTGTCGACTCAAAGGGTGCCTTGAGTACCTTCAATGGTTCTTACTTCCAAGAAATAGCCCGATTACCGATGGAAGACGAACGTCTCGAAGGATTTGACAGAGATGATAACGCACGATTCATCCACCCCAATGGAATGGCAGTGATAGATGAGCAGATACACATCTTAGTAAATAACACACCAACTGACTCTAATTCCAAGGTTTCAGACAGGACCCATTCTGGTGTCTGGGTCTTTGACGAAGGAATTGGTCTAATTCATAAGCACGCCATTTGTCAGACAGAAGCAGATGATTTGAAAGACATGGGGGTTCTTGAGCTATCAGAGGTTGGTGCTATTTATCCAGCCATCCAGGGGATTAGAGATGATTATGATGAATACACAAAATTCCTTGCTGGAGCAACTGTGTATACAGACGCAACGACAGAACAGTCTGGTGTATTCTGTCATATTGAGGATGATAATAACCGAGACTTTACTGACATTATCAAATCAGCACACTTCACGACAACAAAGATTCAAGCTACACAAGCTCAGGAATCATGGCAAAACATCATTGCAACATATGAGTCAATGAGTAATGCCACTGATAAAATAGTTGTCAAGTACCGTAACCAGAACGGAGACCCTACAAGGGCCACAATAACATGGACAAGTGAGACGACTTTTGACTCAACAGAAGACCTTTCAAGTGTCTCTGTTGGCGATGAAATCACTGTTGTTCGTGGTACTGGAGCTGGGTGGCTAGCTCACATAACAGCTATTGCAGAATCGGGTGGTACTTACACAGTTACTCTGGATGAGACTATCACGGGGGCAACAGGGACAGCAGTAGTGAAGGTTCAGACGTGGAATAAGATAGCCGATATTTCTGATACAGTGGGAGATTTCTCACGTCATGCTATCGGGGCGGAATCAACTTGGATTCAATTCAAGGTGTTCTTGGTTGGTACAGGAGTTAGTCCTTTACTCAACAGAATCATCTCTGTATCAGACGAAAAATCGACTTTTAAATAAAATGGTATAATTAGAAAACAACATGGACGATAACACAATAGAACAATTCGCAGCAAACACAGAAGCCTTCGGTCTCTCAGAGAACGAGTTTCGACGTAACATAGCGAACATAAGACAGCAAGACACATCTCCTGCCGACGTAAGCGGCTCTGATGTTATTGACCTACCCGACACGCCACAATCTAATGTGTTCAATACCCTTAACCTTGCTATCCAATCTCAACTAGACCAGACAGCTTTGAGTAACGCTTCTGCGATTTCAGGACAACCAGAAGAAACAGAACTACAAGGAGCACAGAAAGGGTTCGTCATGTCAGCACTAGACGCACTTAGAGGAACTGTTGGTAAGGGCGGTATAGAAGACTTCACTAGAGAACAACGAGAAGACTTGGACTTTGAAGGTAAAGAGGAGGCTCTTAATCAAATAAATAAAGACCTTGCTTCAGAGAAGCGAGCACTGGACATCAGTAAGCGTGAACTATTTGAAGGAGGACTAACTAAGGCACAGGTTAACGTGCAGTCACAAGAACTAACTCGTGTGTCATTACAGAAACAAGCAGACCTTGCTTTACTTCAGAGTGCTGCTAATGGAGACATTAATACAGCGAACAACATCCTACAGCAACGATTAGAGGTTGAATTCGGTGATGAACTACGAACCATCGAAAACTCTAAGCAAGCACTAGAACTTATCTCCCCATTATTGTCAAGAGAAGAGAGACAACAGGCAGACGCACAACAACTATTCCTTGATGAGCGAGCAAGACTCCTACAAGAAGAAGCTGATACAAAGGAGCGTATCGGTAAACTGAAGATTGAACTGGCTAAGAAGGGTCTAATCTCTGCATCAAGAGAACTGGATAATTTCTCAGACTACGAATCTGCATTGAACTTTGCAATCGGAACTGGAGGTCTATCATCTGGTAGTGGTGTGGTTGCCGCAGGAATACCAGGGTTCTTGGACGAGAACACTGAGATTGATGCAAGAATGTTAGCAGAGGAACTTCTGGACAAGGGTGTTACTGACAGAACCGAATTAATGAAAAGAATGCGACTTATTTACACAGCACGAGAAGCCACAGACGGTGCTTTGAATTCAGTTATTGATATTGCTCTAGGTATTACAACAGCACCACAAGCAACCCCAACAGGGCTGTCATCATCAGACTTAGGTGGTGGAGGATTCGGTGCACCTGGTGCAATCAGGACAACCGAACGAGGTACAACACCTCTAACGGCTGCAGAGGCAACAGCCAGTCGTGACCCGTTAAGTCAAATATCAACAGAAGCATTAGGCAGTGCCTTTGAAAGATTTGCCCTTGATGAGAATGATGCCTTAGGCTCACTATTTCAATAAATAATATATGGCACGTGAACGAACATCCAGAGGGCGTTCGACAAGACGTCGTGCGTCACAACCAGACTTATCTACTATTGAAGGATTACAGACCGTAATCAAGCAAGCGGGATTTGAGTTACCGAAGGAGAAGAAACCGTTCTCTGGTCTTCGTCGTGTGCTCGGTGCGATTAACGTGCCTATTGCAGGAATATCTGGATTGGTACAAGGAGCAATCTCCCCTGATATTAAAGCGTTTGAACAAGCACGAAAGAATATAAAGAGCTCGCTTGCGGGTGAGGAGTTTAGAGGATTCTCTGATGTTATTAGAGAAGAGGGAGAGGTAACTTCTCGTGGAGGTAAAATTGGTGCTGGTGTATTGGGATTTGGTTTAGATGTATTACTTGACCCATTAACATACATTACTCTTGGAGCTTCGGTTGCTACTAAAGTTGCAAGAACGGCGGGAAAAACACTGACTCGTGGGGGTAGTAAATACTATACACGTGCCGTTAGGGAAGCTGGAGAAAAATTAGGGAAAGAATCAGCAACCGCATCTAAGGATATTGTTGAAAGGTCTATACGCAACAACAACTACGACACACTAGCAGACGACCTTATTAAGGTTGGAACATCTCCTGGCACAGCGGAACTTCTTACACGTACTGCTAAGGCGGGTCGTCTTATAGATAATGGGGGTATTAAGTTTCTGGGTCGCTCAATGATTAAGGGAGAGACCATTGCTAAGAGTACCTTGGGCAAGACTGCTAAAGAGCTTGGAGGACTAACTGTAGTTAAGAATGCTCGTGAAGTATTTAATAAGACATTCAAGTTTAATAAAGTAAGCAAACCTTTGGCACGGATGGTCGAGGGTTATCGTGCTGTGTCTAATAAGGTAATGAATGAAATTGTCGAACTTAATAAGGGTTTGTGGAAAGGGACTACACCAGCACAGCGTAAAAGATTCTTTGATACTATCGAGGAGCAGAAGAAGAATATTATTCCTTCCGACGAAAACATCTTAAAGGGGATTAAGGCAAAAGGACTTAGGGACACAGTTAAGAACAGGGAAGCCGTTGAGTCTTCTCTACGTAAACAACTCAAGGCTACTCAGAGAGCTGATGCAGAGGCAATCGTTACTAGAGAGTTTGCTGATGACCCACAACTGCAGGACATCGCACGACGACTGTTTATTCAAGATGGAGACCAGCCAGCAATAACTAAACAAATTGCTAAAATGGCAGGACTAGACGAGGATAGTGCTATTGCCCTTTATGTACCGTCTATCACAAAAATAGATTCAGAGAAACTAAGCCCTCTGGTTAGAGAGTCAACTTTCGGGGGTGTGGAGGCTGGTTTCTTAAAGAAGTTCAAGGGGACATCTCAACATGTTGTTCGTGATGCTGCTGAGGCCTACACAATGGGCATGATTTCTGTGGCTAATGCACGAATGCGAACCAATCTACTTAAATCGGTGGAACGAGCCTTTGGTATTCCCAAGGGAAAGATGACCGCAGCACAAGCTAAGCGTGCTGGATTTGTTTTGTTTGATAAGAAGATTGTGCCAGAGGTTTGGGACGCTAAGGTGTGGAAGGAGGCAGGTGAGAACCTTGCTATCACAGACGATAAAATCTCTCAGATACTCCGAACAATGAAAGATGTTACAGGTGACGAGGCTAAGAACGTTAAGAAGATTAAAGAACTTATGACGGAGGTTAAGGCTATTAAGGGGGTTGCACGACATAGCACAATTACACAAGGAACATTCAACAAATTAATTAACAAAGCTGGTCGTGTAGATGAGCTGAAAATTGCTAACGAAGACCTTGCACTCTGGTTCAGGCATTTAGAGAATTCTTTATTAGACCTGCGTTCTATTAAGAAGTCGGCAAAAGACTTACCAAAACCCTACAAGGTAGAAGCATGGATTCCTGAATCCATCAAGGCGGAAATGGATAGCCTGATTAATCCTTCATATAAAGAAATCAATGATATGTTCCGAAAGTCTGGGTTTGACTGGATGACTGGACTCTTCAAGAGTTATGTTACTAGCCCATTCATCGGATTCCACGTACGTAACCTTTCTGCTAATGAGATGAACAATATGTTATTTATGGGGGTTGACGTGTTCGATGTTAGGCTACAAAAGATGGCAGCAGACATGGCACTTGGACGTAACATGAACAGGGTGGTTACAAACAAGTTTGGAGAACAGGCAACTTTGAGTGAATTACTAGAGGAAATCACTAATCGCTCAACCCTATTGGGTCAGGGTCAATTTGGTTCTGCTGAATTAGGGGCAGAGACTGTCCAACGTAGCCTTAGTGGTAAGGGTAAATTTGACCCGTTATCACAAGAGAATATTGTTCTTAAAACGGGTAGGGCTGTTGGAGGTAAGGTTGAAGACCAGGGTAAATTAGCTCACATACTGTCCTCATGGCGTGCTGGTAATACGGTTGACAATGCTATCGAGTCTGCGGAAAAGGCGTTGTTCAATTATTCAAAGCTAACCCCTATTGAGAAAACCTTCTTCAGAAGATTGATTCCTTTCTACACCTTCATGAGAAAGAATGCTGAGCTCCAAATCAACATGCTTGCTAAGAAGCCAGGATTCATCGCTGGAGAACTTAAAGGGTTCGAAGCTCTTGGTGACATAATTGGCGAACCAATCACTGCGGAAGATTACGAGGGTATGCCACCTTGGATTAAGGACACTCTCGGAATGAAGGTTGCTGAGAACAAGTTTGGACAACCTGTTTACCTAACAGGATTCGGACTACCTATCGAAGAGTTCTTGGGAAAGATGAGCGGGGACCAATCAATAATGTTTAATATCTTCAAGAATATCCTTGAGGGTGTAAACCCTATCGTAAAGTTCCCTCTTGAGAAGGCAACAGGAGTGGACATCTTCAGGGGTAAGCCTATTCAGGAAATCACTAATGCAGACAGTGTTGCGTGGATGGAGGAATGGTTCAATGTGATGCCACAGGGTGCAGCAGACGAACTGAAAGACTTTATGAAGTGGAGGGTTCAAGAGGTGCCTGAGTATAGAAATGGAGTAAAAGTGGGTTCTCGTAAGAAATACACAGCTGATGCGGAGGTACTGCACTTCCTTAGAAACCTACCATCTGCCCGATTCCAGTCGGTTGCAGGTAAGCTGCATGACCCCAAACAAACAAACACATCAAAGGTGGTTAACACACTTACAGGAGCTCGATTATTCCCTATCGATAAGGAGCAACAAAAACGCTTCAACGAACTAGATGATAAACAGGAACTAGAAAGATTCCTGATTCAGATGTTGAATTACAGGACTTTCGACATTTTGACCCCTCCTAAGTCTAACAAGACTACCAGTCGGTCAGAACGCCAACGATAGCCACAAAGAATAACAATATCAATAGGCCACCGAAGAATATACCAATGTATCCTAATGCTTCCATGTAGATAACATATAACATCTACACAGGAAGTCAACTAACTTATCAACACGTGGTAAAATAGATATATGACAATCAATAATGACTTTATTAAAGCAATGAAAGAATTACAGAGCATTGTAAAAGAAGCTCGCCTATTACCATCATTACTAATACACAGAAAACATGGACGCAGAACAAAGAAAACAAGTTAAAAGATTACTGGCCACAGAAGAGCCAGAGTTAGTTATTGTAGATGAACTACAAGACCTTAACGAACGACTTGACGACGTATCAAAAGTGGTTGGTAATTTTGACTTTAGTAAGGTAGATTTTATACAAGGTGACGAAGGTCCGCAAGGGGAGCAAGGTGTCAGGGGACCACAAGGTCCACAAGGTCCAGAGGGAGAGAGGGGTAAGGATGGTATCAACGGGGCGACTCCAGTTAAAGGTATTGACTACTTCACAGACGATGATGTTAATGATATATCGCTAGAGATTCAGGCCTCACTACCAGACTTCCAAACAATCTTTACAGAAAAGATAGATGAGGGATTGAATCTTACTGACCTACAAGACACCCCTAGTAAACATAAGGAAGGAAACCTTCTTATTTCAAAGAACGGTAAGTATGAACACCTACCGCTAAGTAGACTACCTGTGCATATTCAGGGAGGTTCTAAGGGTCCAGGAGGTACTTCAGAGATTCTTGAAGAAGGAAGCAAGGTTCTTTCATCACACCGATTCAACTTCGGTCCAGGTTTTGATATTACAGCAGTAGATGGTACAGCTAACATTGATGTTGACCTTAGTGAGATTACAGGGCAAGTAGGTACACTTCAGCAGGTTACAGACAACGGTGCTACTACAACGAATGATATTACAGTTGCAGGATTGGAAATTTCAGATACATCTCCTACCCTAACCATAACCCATACAACATCAGGTGATAATGCTGATATTGTGTATACA